AGTTCGGCAGGATGGAGGGGACGCTCGTGGCTGTCAGCCCGCTGGCGTTCAATTATGACGACTGGCCCGAGGGCGCGCAAAAGCCGCGAGTTGGCGACCGCGTGCTGTTTTCCAAATACAACGCGACCGAGATTCTTGGCGCGGACGGGCGGAAATACTGGATCATGAAGGACCGCAGCATCGCGGCAGTGATGCACGCCTAGAAAGCCATTCCCGCTGTGAAGCGGCACGGCCCTTAGATGGACAACAGACATGACAGATCAGGATTACGACGCCCCTGAACCGGGCGAAGACGTAGGCGCGGCACCTATCGAGCAGGACGCGCCGGAGGCGATTGAACCGGGCGCAGAACCGGACGCCCCGCAATGGACGACGGAGGACGAGGACGAAGCGCGCATGTTCGGGTGGAAAGCCCCGGACGAGTGGCGCGGAGACCTTCCGAAGAACTTCGCGCAGACCCCGACCGAGTTCCTGGAGCGGCTGCAATCCTCGCGCATCTTCAAGACGATGCAGGACAAGCTGACGACCGCCGAAAAGGCCGCGCAGGAGACCGCGCGCCGCATGGAGGCGATGAACCAGCAGGCGCTGCAACGGCAGGCGCAGGCATACGAAGCGCGAATGCAGCAGATCGCGCAGCAGCAGCGGCGCGCGGTGGAAACGGCAGACACGCAAGAATGGGACCGGCTAGAGCGGGAGCGCACCGGCCTGCAACGGCAAGCCCCGCAGGCCATGCCCCAGCAGCAGCAAGGCCCGGACCCCTACGTTCAGGAATACGCGCGGTCAGAGGACGGCAAATGGCTGCAAGACCCGTTGCTGGCCATCGAGGCGGCGGCAGTCGTGGACCAGAACCCGCACGTTCAGAACCTCCCGGCGCAGCAGCAGGTGGAGTTCGCCAAGGCGCACTTGGCAATGCGGTATCCGGACAAGTTCCGCGCCGCGCAGCCGGTGCAGCAACGCCCGCGCCAGCGCGTGGACGGTGGCGGGCTTGGCGGCGCTGCCGTGGGCGCGTCAGCATTCAACAGGTTGCCCCCCGAGGCGAAAACGCAGTTCGAGCGGTTCGCAAAGGAAGGGCTTTTCAAGGATACCAAAGAGGGGCGCGAGCAATACGCGCGTGAATACAATGCAGCATGAGAAGCGCGGGCCGGGCAGGCCGAGAAACGAAGAAGTGACCCGCCAGGATGAAGTTAGGCAGCGTCGGCGCAAGCGGACGGGGCAGGGCTACCTCCACGGCAAGCGCATGGGCTGCAACCCCGAACTCCTCGATCACAGCCGGTTCAATTACCGCTGGATCAATGACGAGCAAGGGGCACGGCTGCTTCAAAAGACGCAGCATGACGACTGGGACATTGTTTCCAACTCTGGCGGAGAGATGAAGGAAGACGCCAGCGACTTGGGTGACGCGGTTTCAATCGTTGTCGGCACGCACCCGGATGGAGCGCCCAAGCGGGCGTATCTCTGCCGGAAGCCGAAGCAGTGGTATGAAGAAGATCAGGCCGAAAAGCAGGCCGAACTGGATGAGCAACTTGAGCAGCTCCGCCGTGGGAATGACCGCGCCGGGGCCAGTCAATCGGATTACGTCCCTCATTCCGGCATTTCAATGTGACCGTGACCGGGGCGTTCTTTCACAGGAGCCCTTCAAATGGCTAACGCAGACACCCCGTTCGGCCTTCGCGCCGTCGGGCACCCCTTGGGGCTGTCGAAAGCCCGGATCAAAGCCTACTTTGTCCCGGCGTCTTACGGCACCGCCCTTTTCCCCGGCGACCCGGTTGTGAAAACCGGCACGTCCAACACCACCGAGGTTTCGGTTGTCGGCTCCGGCGTCATGCCGATTGGTTCGATGCCCGAGGTCAACAAGGCCGCCGCAGGCGATAACAACGCCATCACGGGCGTTATCGTGGGCGTGGCCGCCAACCCCGACAACCTGTCCCGCCGGTATCTCCCGGCATCGACGGGTGGCGTCGTCTTCGTGAACGACGACCCGCAGACCGAGTTCGAAATTCAGGCGGATGGCACGATTGCCGCCGCTCAGGTCGGCCTCAATGCGGTGTTGATCTACACGAACGCGGGCAACGTCAACACGGGCCAGTCTGGCGCGGAGCTGGACACGACGTCCGACGCTCCGGCGGCGGATGCCTCCAACCAGCTGACCATCCTCAATGTCGTGCCTCGCACCGACAACGAGGCGGGCAGCAACTTCACCGTCTGCCGCGTGCGGATCAACAACCACACCGAAGCGCCCGGCGCTATCGGCATCTGAGGAGAGTGAGCAATGGCTGTAATCACCACCGGCTCGCATCCCAAGAGCCTTTGGCCCGGCGTCAAAGCGTTCTTCGGAAAGACCTACGCGGAAAAGCCGCTCGTCTGCACCATGGTCTTCGAGGAGCAAAGCTCCAACAAGGCCTACGAGGAGCGCGTCGAGGAGACCGGCTTTGGCCTTGCCCCCATCAAGCCCGAGGGCAGCGGCATCAGCTACGACACGGACGCTCAGGGTTACACCTCGCGGCTGACCAACACGACCTACGGCCTTGGTGCCAAGGTCACGGCGGAGGCCATCGAGGACAACCAGTATGAGGCCGTTGCCCGTCGCAAGGCGGCAAAGCTGGCCCGGTCCATGCGTCAGACGAAAGAGAACGTCGGCGCGAACATCCTGAACCGTGCGTTCAACTCGTCCTACACGGGCGGGGACGGCAAGGAGCTTCTGGCGACGGATCACCCGACGCTCAGCGGCAACCAAGCCAATGAACTTGCGGTCGCTGCGGACCTGTCGGAGGCTTCCCTTGAAGACCTTCTGACGCTGATCCGGGGCATCAAGGACAGCCGGGGCCTTCGCATCCAGCTCAAGGGCCAGAAGCTCATCGTTCCGGCGGAACTTGAGTTCGAGGCCACGCGCATCGTGTCGTCGGTGAACCAGTCGGGCACCGCGAACAACGACATCAACGCGATGCGTGAGCTGGGAATGCTGCCGGGCGGCATCGTCGTGTGGGACTACCTGACGGACCCGGACGCGTTCTTCATCACCACCGACGCGGACGAGGGGCTGATCTTCCAGACCCGTCGTGCGCTGGCGCTGACGCAGGACAACGACTTCGACACCGACAATGCTTGCATGAAGGCCACCGAGCGTTACGCGTTCGGCTGGGCCGACTGGCGTGGCCTGTGTGGAAGCCCCGGCGCATAGTCAAACGCATAAAAATAGTATAGGCTGCTTCCATTCATATGGAGGTGGCCTATGCCCTGTAGTTTTTGCGGAAAAGACCAGATAGCGGCGCGCGGCTGGTGCCGAACCTGTTACTCGCGCTGGCAGCGAAGTGGGACGGTTGAGTTCCGAAAGAAAGGCACCTTTACAATCTGCACGATTGAAGGGTGCGAGACGCGCGCGGTTGCCAAGGGCTTGTGCGAAAAGCACCGGACCCGCAAGCGCCGACACGGTGACCCTTTGGCATCCACAAGGCCGGACGACTGGGGCCTTCGGACGAGCCACCCAAGATACAAAACATGGCAAAGCCTTGTGCGGCGGTGTCACGACCCTAAGAGTAAGGGATATGCGGACTACGGGGCGCGCGGAATTAGCGTTTGCGAAGCATGGCGCGAGGACTTCTGGCAGTTCCTGAAAGACACAGGTGACCGCCCCTCTCCACGGCACACTTTGGACCGCAAAGATAACGACGGAAACTACGAGCCTGGAAATGTCAGGTGGGCAACGCCATCCCAGCAAGCTCGCAACAAGCGGTCTACCGTTATTTCCGAAAAAATGGCCCTTGAAATCCTCCGCCGCTCTAAGCGGGGTGAAATGACGGGGGACATAGCAAGGTCGCTAAAGCTGAACTACGACGCAGTTTGGGCGACAATCACTAGAGCGGCGCAACGGTAAGCGCCATCTTGCCCTTCGGGGCGTCAATCTCACACGGAGGGCATGACATGCCTGCAACGAACTTTCCGAACGGCGTTCGCGCGCCGCTTCTCAATGCGTCGGGTGCGCAGCCTTCTGCGATTACCGACCTGACGGACAACTCCGGCGGCACGGCGGCGGACACCATCGCGGCCATCGGCGCCACCTATAACCAAACCGAGGTCCGCAACGCGATTGCCTCTTTGGCGGCCAAGATCAACGCGATGAATGCCGCGCTCAAGTCCTCGCAAGTGACGGATAGCTGACATGGGGACCGCGCGCTGGGATTTGGCAGCCTATGGCCGCGTGCGCGGCAGCGGGGCGGCCTCCGTCATTGGCGAATACAAGACGGGCGGCATCCACACCACCACCACCAGCGCGAGCAACCTGACGGACGGGGCGGCGGGCGCTGGTTCTGCCGTTACCGCGTCGGTTGGCGATG